AGACTTCCAGAAGGAGGTCCTATTATAGGTCCTTGAACTTCAGTAACAGTATAACAACCTTCAGGAATATTTATATATCCTTCATCACCATTATAAACATTTACTCCTTCTGTAATTTCATCTACTACAGTATACACTTGTATTACTGATCCTCCACAACAGTTTTGAATCTGATAAACATGATATACAGGATTAGGAGCAGACGTACAAGGACATTCTGCAGTAGGCTCTGAAGAACAGTTTAAATCACCAGTGTAGGTTAAGTTAGCTACAGGTATAGTATCCCATGAAGAAACATCATACGGACTGTCTTCAGTATATTCTAATTTATAACATCTTCCTGTTATAAGACAAACTTCTTCAGTTTGTGTAACTGGAAAGCATACTGTATCAAGTGGACCTGAATAATTATATACACCATCTACTAAAGGTGACGGTTCACTTCCAGGCTTTAAATAAAGCGGATGTGGTTCATTACAACATGGTGTTAGTAAATAGTATGCTGCCATTTGTTTAGGTTTTCTTAACTCTTTCTAATTATTGTTGGCTGAGTAGTGTTGGTTTTTTTGCTTAGTTCATATTTACCAATACAGTTAGCACATACTTGTTTTCCGTCTGATGCTTTTTTCTTTTGACATCCACAAGAAAGTGTCCTTCCGCAATTTGAACATGTTGCCATAATTTGTTGGTTTTTGTTGGTTTAACAATTAATACACTCTAATTTATTTAAAAGTTTGATTGCATAATTATAAAGTGTCATACCTTTCTGAGGTTCATGACAAAATTCTACTTTAGCTTTTGCCGCATCTAGATACATTCTTATCATCATGAGCTTATCTAGTTTCTCTTTTACTTTTGCCGGTGGATCACATGCAGCAAGATCAAGGTCACACATAGCCTTGTTGTATCTAGTCAAAGCCTTAGTAATTCTCAAATGATTGTACTCTACATATACTAGATCATTTGGTGACACACTGTACTTTATAATATAAATACCGTCTGGTAATTCTGCATACACTTCACCACACTGAGTAGACTGCAACTGAAGATCACATGCAGTTAGTATCAGATTGAATCCTGATTTTACATCAATCTGGTTAGAGTAGCCAAATCCAGGAACTGTAACATTAAGAGTCTCACAGGTGATAGGTACAATATCAGAATAAACACTTGTATCATTTATTGAAAGTATACAAGTATTCATTACCGTAGGTACTTCTAAACTTAAGACATGATTTGCCATGTGTAGATTTTTAAAAAAAGAAAAGGAGAGGAGAGATTTAAACTCCCACTCTCCCGTTTCTTAAGTTTGGTAATTAATTATTAAACCAAGATTGGTTGTACTGGTAGAGGCTCAGACGGGAATCTAATAATAGAATCACAATCTGTTACACATGTGATAGGTTCAATCTCACATACTCCACAGTTTGCCAACCATCCTCCTACGCCTTCAGTAAATGCAGGTAGAGGATTAGTACCAAAAATTGGGTTAAGAGCAAATACTTCTAACAAGTACTGATCTGCATCAAATGTTCCAGTAGGGTTGTTGTGACGTGGCACATTGTGCTGTAGATAATATCTCCAGTAAAGAGCTCCACGGTCAACAGAAGAAATAATCTGGTTACCCTGTGTAATCTCCCTGATACGTAAATCAGTTGCTACAAAGTTCTGACGGTAAGACTCAGAAAGAATCATGTCACGGAGAACTGTTTCACCAAGTCCATTTACCTGACGGCCAAAACACTCATGAACTACACAGATACCATCAAATGTACATGGGTCTCCGTTAAGATCCATTTCAGAAACATAAAGTCTCACAGGCTCTTTCTCATAGAAGTCAGAGATTTGGAAAGTACAATCTCCAAAACGTGTATCTACATAAGCACCGTTAAGAATCATACCTGCACAAGCTCCTTCAATATATCCTGGAGATACATAGTTATTCCAAGTGTCACCACCTACCTGAGCAAGGAATGCTGCTGAAGTTCCTGGAGCATACCAAAGTACACCTTCCTGATCTTGAATAACAATCTCTACAAATGGATTAACAATTGGAGATCTCAAGATAAGGTCTGCCCAACCAATCATAACCAAAGTAGAATCTACCGGTACTGGTGCAATTTGTGGATCATCTGGGCTATCAGGACAACATCCTGTATAGAAAGATGCAGTATAGTATGCATTGTGGTTCAAATAACGTAGTGCAGGAGATCCTTTGATATCCAAACGTAGGTTATAAGTCTCACCACAAAGGAAAGGCTTGCAACAAGATTCACCACCTGAACCTGTAACAGGGTCTGTGTTAGCTTGAGTTACTGTAATATCAATTGTAGCATCACCAGTACCACCATCAATCGTAAGTGGTGATTCCGCAACATCATATCCTTTACCTGGAGCAATCAATGTTACACCAGTAACAGGACCAGGAGAAACTGCACATGTAACTTGTACAAGAGCACCTGTTCCAGCTACACTGCCTGTAAGAGGAAGAATATCACCATCAGTGTAGGTTGTTCCTCCAGCATTAACAGCTACAGAATCAATACCACCACCTGCAGTCCAGTATGTAGAACCTACGTGTAGTACTTCATTCTGTGGAGCACAAGGTGCAACAGTGTAGAAGCGGGATACATAACGTGGGTTGATTACTTTAGACTTGTTAGTCTCAGTATAACCTCCTGCAAAAGGACCAATCTTATCTCTACTGTAAATTGCAGAACCTGCAAGATACAAAGGACAACACTCTTGTTCTAGAGCTGCAAGGTCAACAGAAGCGTTAGTTCTAGGATTAAAGAATCCAATATAACCACTTGTAAGTGGAGAACCAAAGATTCCTGTTTCTACTGCTTGAGAGATGAGGTTAAGTCCGTAAGTAGGAACACCTGCTGTAAGCAAATAACCACCATCAGTATCAACAGTAACTGCGCTGCCATCCACTAGTGTAATGTCAAAGTCAGAAACTGTGACACCGGTTGCTAGGAATGACTTTTTAAATGCATGATTAAAATAAGCCATTGTTGTTTGTTTTTGTTAATAAATAAAAATATACAGTATAATATAATTAAAGTTTTGATAAAAACCAAATCTTTAGTAAAAATTTTATCCTGCTACTTCTGCCATGTCATTATCAAGAAATCTCAATGCTAATGGATCAGTACCAAAAGTTTTAAGTTTATCTAACCATGTTTGCATCTTATCATGTTCTTCTACTTGTTCTTTTAGATAAGATAGGCAAAGCTCATACAACATGTGATCTTTCATACCAAGGGCATGGTCTGCCATCTTCTTAATTTGAGTTGATACCTCTATCTCATGTTCATAAGATAGTTGTACAATCTCAGGAAGGCTGCCTGAAAAATCTTGTTGCGGTTGGTCAAGTCTAGGGGTTAATGGTTGTACACCAAATGCTAATAGATACTTACGTGCTATATCTGCATGTGTAAGTTCTTCATCTGAATACTTTCTCCATAGTGCCGCTGCACCTTTAAAACCTTTTTCATCCAACCACATGTTCATTGCCATGTAGATTCTAGAAGAGTATTCTTCTTGTTGAATACGGTAGTTAAGATACTCTACACATGATTCTGTGATGAGTGGATTGATAGTTTTAAAGTCTGGAGTCTCCTTAGTAGTACCTGTGCTTGGTTTATCAATTGCAGGTACACCTGTTGAAGCAGGCATCTTTACTACTTCCGGTCTCTTAAGCATTCTTGGTTTTTGTTCCATTACTATTAGTTGTTACGTTCTGCAGTTTCTGTACCTCTAGAGAATTGATTACCTGATTCAATATCTCCTGCTAATATACTAGCTGCTTCATCTATTATTAATTCTATGATATCATCTTTAAACTCACAGAGTACTTCTTGAGTTGACTCTACATTTGTATATGGATCTACACAACCTTGAATCTGAATCTTTCTTGGTTGTCTGTAGTATATAAGTGCTGCGGTATCTATACCAAAGTCATTATTGGTATAGATATTTACCCGGTTGCCTTTTAGAGTAGCAAAAGTCTCTGCCCACTCAAAACTAGGTTGTTTAGCTTTATCTCTCAAAAGTTGATTAAGGTTTCCTTCCTCTGCTAGATATACTGTCATACGTCTGTTATCACAGCAATCTTTTTTAGCAAATACATCAACTCTCTTCCACTGCAGATAATCAACAGGAATGGCACCGTCAACGTAACCATTACCATCTGATACTAATAAAGCTTCAGTAACTAGAAGAACATGGAGATCATCTTTTCTCCGGGTAGATCCCTCATCTCCTTCTTTAGTAAGATTAATACCATGAAGCTGTCTGCGGGCCCACTCAACCTGTGCCTTATTAAATGCCTCAACTACTTGCCAACATTCAATGTTATCATAGTCTTGAGAGTCTAGTTTGTTTAGACGTTGCTTAAGCTTTATGGTAATAGTACTATTAAGCATGGATTATTTCTTTTTCTTTTTTACTACTCCACCTTTTTTTTGTTGTGGAATTTGATTCTGCATTTCATCCATATACATGCTTCCCATTCCAGAACCAGGTCCTGACACATTCACTGGTTTATTTCTAACAGTAGAAGGAATAAATATTGGATTTCCTAAACTATCAGTTGTATACTGTGGATACATTGCGTTTAGTTGCTGTAGTTGTTTTATTCTTTCCTTTGCTGGATCATAGTAATTTACATCATTAACATTTCCTTGACCTAATTGAGCTTTAGGTAAAGACTTCTTAAATGCTTTCATAGCACCACCAGCTTTCATATAAGCTTTAGCTTTATTATCATTGAAAGTCTTAAACGGATTTGATGTAGTTTTCTTTTTCATGATTATTTCTTTTTACGGGCAGCAGCCATTTTCTTAAAAGTCTTAGCAAGAGCTTTTGCTCTACCAGTACAGCCAGGTTTAGTAATAGGTGTACACTTACCTTCAGTGCCTCTACGTTTAATAGAGGCAGTAGCTTTCTGTATCCACTTCTTATCTTTTTTCTGAGCCATTACTTTTTCTTTTTAGAGGTAGACTTCTTTTTAATAATACCTCTTCCCATTAGGATATCTTTCTTAGTTACTTTACCGTCTCCAGAAATATCAGGAAAAGATTTTGCTGAACCACCTTTCTTAAGAATTCTACCATCAGTTCTTGGGTTGTTACCATAACCAGGCATACCTACAATAGTTTTTGTAGCACCACCTGCTTTTTTTCTAGGGAGTGCTGTTGGTGTTTTTTTTACACCTCCTCCACATGCCATACATCTTGCCATGACTTATATATAATTAAATTAACAATTCCACTTTCTTAAAGACTTATTAATCCTTGAGTTAGGATCATTAGCTGTCTTAGAGCTTGTTAGTTTTTTCTTCATACCTGACATTCTTTTACAAAATGACTTGCGTCTCTTTGCTGCTTTGCTGTCAGGATCTAGTTTAGAAGGTTTAGTAGTTACAGCTGTCTTAAGTTTACTACCTGGATTTTCTCTTCTATAAGATGCTACTCCTTTAGCATTAAGACCACCAGACTCAGATTTACCCTCCTTACGCGTCCATGCAGGTGTAGAGCCACCTTTCTTCATCTTAGGTGTTTTACCAGCTTTCTTCATTGAGATAGCTATTGCTGCTTGTTGTGCTCTACTCTTTGCCATGGTTACTTCATTTTGCCATTAGCCAAGTTGCTAAACATCTTAGCTTGTTCCATTGCCATCTTCTTTACATCAGACATGAGTTTTGCATCCTTCTGGATCTCAGCAGCTCTCTTTAATGTTGACATAGCAGATTCAACTTCCCACTTTCTCATATCAGCTTTGTTACCACCCATAATAGAAATACCTAATGAAGAAGATTTCTTAGCTGGAGTTTTCTTTACTGTTGTTTTTTTTATTGCCATAACTTATGCTTTACTCACTCTTCTACCCATACCTACTCTAGATTTCTCTGCTTTCTTAGCAGCTAGTTTAGAAGGTGTTAGTTCATATTTAGTTTTTGGTGTTTTACTTGAAACCTTTTTTGTGGGACGGCAGTATTCATTTTTACCACCGGCCCCACAAGGTTTTCCAGATTTAGTGTCTTGCCACTTTTCTTTTTGCCATCTTTTAAGCTCAGTACCTTCTTTGGTCTTTCTTACTTGACCTTTACCTTTACGGCACTTAGCAATAGCTTGAGAAGCCCTTGCTGAAGGGAACACCGCATACCGGGCTTTTACACTATGATAACAAGAATCTTTTGGCATTACTTCTTTTTCTTCATTGTCATACCATACTTGGCTTTAGGTACAGCAGTCTTAGGGGCAGTTGATATACCACCAGTGCGACCAGTAGCTTTAAGAAGAGCACTTACTTTTTTGTTAGAGTTAGTCATACCTCCTGTTTTGTATGTAGCTCCACCCTTCATTTTATTTTGCCCAGGCTTAAATGGAGTAAAGTCATCTTCTTTTGCAGCTTTAGGATTCTTAGCATAAAATTCATTAGCCTTTATTTGATCTTTAGTAAGTCCTGGAGTAACAATTCTTTCTCTCTTCATTCCTGAAGATACGGGATCATCATATTTAATTTTAGTTACAGTACGACCTGTTTTTGTATTTGTTTTAGTTTTAATAACATTACCTTCTGGGTCAACTACTTTATTTTTGACTACCTTACCATTCTTAGCTTTACTAAGAGTTTTTTTCATATGTTTCATTTTACATAAATTAAGAGTTCCACAACTTTTCAATTTTGTTGTTGAGATCCTTAAGTATATCCTCATTAAGTGGATTTCTTAAGTACTCAATAACATCGGAAGTGTTTCTACCCATCATAGTTCCAGATTGAGTATGATAGATATGTCCATCTGCCTTATTAACAATATACTTAAAAAATATGGAATCTTTTACAATTGCTTTAATTTTTAATGTTTCCATATCCATTGCTGCTGCATCTAGGAATCCTTTTGCAGCTCTTTCTTTGTTACCTTCAGTACCTTCACCATTGATATGCCTATCCATATTGTCATAGATAACATCATTAGGAGTATACTTCTTATATTGTACACTTGCTGTATCTACTGCTTTAGCAATGTAGAACAACTTAGTGCTATTCTTATCAAATAGTTTCTGCAGTTCTGCAAGAGCTTTGTTTCTGAGTTTCTTGTACTCAGTTCTTGCACCGGCAGTTTCTTGTGCTTTATCTAAATAAAACTTAGGTGGTACTGCTTTAGATCTTGCTTCATCATAGCTACGTGCTACAATAGAGAACCCACCTGCTTCAATCGCATAAAGCTTAAGTCTATCAAATGGATCTTTTGGATCTAAGTACAATGGTTCATTACCACATGATATAGATATCTTATTCCAGAATTCTGAATTATCAGGACGCAGAAGTTTTACATTGTTCCAAAAGTGTGTATCTTCTACATCTATTACATTAGCAGCTAATTCTCTTTCTAATTCTGCAACCGCATGTCTAATTTGTAGAATCTTTGCTGCTCTTTCTTCAGGATCTCTAATGAGTCTGATTTCTGGAGCAAACTCATTGAGTCCAGTTACATATTGAACCACCCCATTCTTTTCTAAGCATGCAAGTTGTTCAGTATGGGTAACCCCATCAAATAAAGAAAGTCCGTAATCTTCTAGTCCCATGTTTGAAACTGATCTGTCAAAATAAGGTTTAATAGAGATAGCTGTTGCTTTAGTATCTCTTGTTTCTACCATTGTGAAATTTTCCATTGTTGTTGGTTTTTATTTGTTGGTTAAAAATAGTAAAATAGGGAGGAGTATGAACCCCTCCCTATTTTACCGGTTGTATATATTAGAATGATCCACCAGTGATTGGGTTTCTCATAACAATCTTAAGGACTTTAGTTGGGTCCTTAACCCAGATAGCAGGCATTGTCTGAGACATCATCACACGGTATCCATTGAATTGTCCAGAAGACTGGAATCCTTGAGTACGGCCCATGTAGTCCATAGTACCATTCTGATACCACCACTTAAGTTGGTTATCCCAAGACAACTTCAACAAGTAGATATTGTCGTTAGTGTTGTCAGTGATATCAAAGATGATAAAGCTATAAGAAGACAATGGGAAACCATCAATGATTGGGTTTTCAATGTCATTAGTATGTACGTTGTCAAATGCTGGATTGAGGACAAACTTAACATTAGCCAAGAATGGAATAACGTAGCTTGTGTATGCAAATCCAAAGTTCAAGTCCATACCCTTACCTGTGATTGCACCAATATCAGCAGCCTGGATAAGAAGACCAGAAGAGATTGCTTCTCTCTTGATAGCTTCATTAACCATACGCATACCACCCATACCAGTTTGTACTACAAGTGAACGCTTAGGATCTGGACCCTGGAATTCAACCTTACCATTGAAGAAGTTGTAGATTTCTCCACGGAACAAATCAAGTGTAAAGTTATTCTTGTTGTACACACGCTTGAATGAGTTGTCAAGCTGCTTCCAGAGACCCACAGACAAACGGATATCATCTGGTCCATCCTGCTTAACACGTCCTCCTTGTCCCCACATTAGGTAAGTCTCAATGTCAGTAGCAATCTTAGAAAGGTGTGCTGCTTCCATTGTAGTAAGGAATGTACGTGAAAGATCACCATTATCAAAAGCTTTCTTTACTTTATCCTTACCCATTACCTTAACCATATCTTCCAAAGAAGCAATTGATGGATCAAGACCCTTGTCAAATGTTCTCCAGATCTCAGTTACAGGAACTGTACCATCTGCATTCATACCACCCTTGATCATCAAGTCTGCACGTGAAGAAATAGAGTAGTGAACATGTGCTTCTGCTCCTCCTACAAAGTTGTAGAATTCACGGAATCCTGCATTAGTAATGATGTCAGAGAAACGTTCTCCATACTCACCACGTGCAGAACCTTTACGGAATACCTTAGTACCATTAGCAAGATACTTGTTATCCAGATACTTGTAGTTATCATTGTTAACAAGTTGTACGGTATAGATGAATCCGTCTCCTACAGGAAGAATGTCATCCTGAGTAACGTACATTTCCACACCATTGTACTTGTCATATGTAAAGATATCTCCGTGACCAAACTCACGTCGGTTAATCTTTACTTTGAATGTAGTACCATCAAGACCTTTGAAACCATTTTCTGGTTCAATGTCTTCAATGATGTAAGGAAGATCAATTGACACAGGTGTCTGCCAACGGTATTCACCACGTGCATTGTCAACCATAATTACATTCTTTCCTCCAAAAGAGGACATCTGATAAAGGGGCATTTCAACCTTCTGAGCCATAGCCCATAGGTCTACTGGACCAAGATCCATTGGTTCTGCATCCTTCAACATGTTTGTTAGGTGGTATGAATCCACGTGTGATGAAGCTGCATAGGCAGTATCACGCATGAATATACCATTGTTTAAAACTGGAGTTGCCATTTGTTTATTTGTTTATTTGTTTGTTACTATATTAAAATCGTCTAAATATATTTCCACTATTTCTTGACAATGTCTTCTGAACTGGTTTCTTTCTGGTTGGTTCTTCTTCTTGTGCAGATGAAGAAGTAAGTTTCCTTTGTTGTTCAGTCTTTAATTGTCTCACTGTTTTTTCTACAGCTTCTTTGCTACCTTGTTCTCTTACACGTCCTTTGTATCCATCAGGATCTGCAAGTAACCATAATGCCTCTGCAATCAGATCATGTCTTGGTTCTACAAACTGATACTTTTCAAGCAAGTGACCAAGTAAGTTTGTTTGTTTACCAGAGATAGAAGGGTAGTTAGGTTGAACCAATCCTGAGTAAAGCAGTGATTGAGTTTTCTTGTCTAACTTAATTCCTCCTACTTCTCCTGTTACAAGTGTATTATATACATTATCTGTATATGCTTTTGCTGCTTGTTCTTGCTGTTGTTTTTTTAATTCTTGTTCTGCAAGTTGCCTAGCAACAATCTCCTCTTGCATTTTGTCCAGCTTTGGTTTAAACTGGTTTGCCTTTTGCTCAAGTTTACCAAGATCTGCCCAATCAGTGATTTCTGCTTCAATCTCTTCTGGAGTACCAAACTGAGTTGCATATAGATACTGTCTTGCAATCTCTTGTTGATCATACTCATCAGAAGGATCAAGTTGCCGCATTTCTTCAACATGTGCTAGAGTACGGAATAAACCTTTAAGGTCTTGTCCACCATCTGCAACATACTTGGCAGCAATCTGAAGTTCTTCAGGCAATGCTTGAAAGAATTCCCTTGGAGTATTCTCTCTTACTTTGTTTTCCCTTTCTTGGAAGTTAGCTTCAAAAAGTTCTCTAAAGTCTTTTGTTGTATATTCCTCTAAAGGCTTATCATCATCAAAAGGAATTAGAGTACCTTCCTCAATCATTTTAGTTGCTAGTTCAGCAAGACCTGATTTATCAACCTTTGGTCTTCCTTTGTTACCAGCATCTTCTTCCTGAGCAATAAGACTATCAAGTTCATTAATAGTCTCTTCAACTTCTTTAGGAGTTGCTTTCACTTCTACAGCAGGAGTTTCCTTCTCTGTAGGTTTGTCAAGGAACGTTGTGTCTACAGTCTCTCTTGTAAATACTGATTTCTTTTCTTCCTCTTCTTCTTTATTGTCTGCAGGGAGCATAACATTCTCTGCACCAGGCATTCCAAAGAGGTCATCAATATTCACATCCACTTGAGAGACGGATGTTGACTCATTTGTTGGTTCTGTCATTGTTGTTGGTTTTATTTATTACTTAATTTAATATAAGAAGAATAAGTGAAATAAACTTCAAAAATTTAAAGTTTCTGAAACGTTTTTTGCACTATATAGCTAAATAGATTATTCTTTATCATATTTATTTTTGTTCTCCCTAGCAATCTGCAATTGTTTATCAGCTATTTCTTTCTGAGCTTGTATCTTTTCTCTTTCAATTTGATTCTTCTCTGAAGAAAGCATATTTCTATTTGTTTCCTTTTGTCTTTCTAAACTTGTCTGTTCTTGATACTGTTCAGTTTGTCTGATTTCTTTCATAGCATCACTATAGTCAGACATCAAGTTTTGATTAAGGTCAACCATTGATCCCATACCAGCAGATCTAATTTCTGCAACAAGAATATCACGTTGTCTATTCTTCTCAGCCTCCATTGCTTCATGGTCTCTTCTAAGTTGTTCTTCTTGAGCTTTAGCCTGAAGCATCTGTTCTTGCATTTGCTGTTGCTGTTGCATTTCTTGCTGCTTCATCTGAGTAGACTTATCTTCTGCCGTTTTAAGTACTGTATTAAGCTCTGCAATAGAATCAGACTGTACTACTCTACCTAAGTCATATATAGAAGCACCGGTAGTGTTATTCTGTAGAGCCATTGCTTTTAACTGTTCTAGTATAGCCCTATGATTTGCAGTAGTAGTACAGAATATATTAAGATCTCTAAGAAGTAAATCAGTACCGTTGATTTCAAAGTTTACTTTTTCATCTGCTCCAGTAATATATGACAATCTTACTGAAGGTTTATTAGAGTGGTAGTACTGAGCTAAGTCTGTACGCATTTGATGCACCCTTGGCATTAGATAATCACAGTGCTGGATAAAGTACATCTCTGTTTGTGCATAAGATGCATTTACTGCTTGTTCTACACCGGTAGCAGTTTGCTGTGATAACTGTTGACCCATCCTTTGGGGGTTAACACCAATTACTTCATATGCTTGTTGCTTAAAGTAATTAGCTAGGTTAACCCTGGAAAGCAAACGGTTTGTTTGTTCTAGGTCAAGTTTTTGGAAGTGCTGGAAATTTAATGCATTCTCTGTATTTGTAATAGAAGTGTCCAGTGGTAACATCTGGAAGTTCTTCATTGCCACATAAGCTTTTGCTAAGTTATTCTTACCCCAGTCTTCATTCATGGAGTGTCTAGGAAGTGCATTCTGATCTAAAAGAATAACTGTACCTAGTTCATCAACAAGGATATCTGCAATCTGGTTATTAACAATATTATATCCAATCTGGTATGGCTTCATTAAGTCAATAAGAGCAGTAGACTTAGTGTTCCTATCTGAGAATACAGAACCTTCTACTGGTAGTTTACATCCATATAGAGTTGCATCACCCTTAAACTGAAACTTAATAGGACCTATTTTGTTTTTATCTACACCTATGTAAATTGGAGTAAATCCACCTGGGTTATTCATACCCCAGAATGATGGAATGTTTGGTCCAATCTTTACACCACCCCATACCTCATTGATCCAAATCCAATCTATATGTTCACCATACACCAGATTATCTTTAGTTCTGTTCTTAAAGAGTCTAGTATCATAGATAGGTTTGTCTGTAACTTTATAATCTTCTGTTACAATCTCAGTAACAACTTCACCATTGTCTGCTACTTTAGTAAGATGTCCTACTTTACGCTGTGACTTCCAGTAGCATGTTGTTACTCTTAGTAAGTATGCAGTACCTGCAGTATCATAATCTTCACCTTCAGAAAGAATTTGTGTTACTACATCACCTCCCTGTAGTACAGATCCTGCCATCATAGATGTGTATTGACGGTATGCAAGTGAAGGCATGTTTACGTTCCACTCATGAGTTCTTGTAGCATCATAATAAGAACCATCATTTTGGAGACCACCAATATTATAACCCGCAGATCTAATAGGATATATTGCTTCTAGTGCTTCTAATTGATCTTCAGTCATTAAGTATCCATACCTGTCAATTACATCAGCAACAGTATACATATCTGTTTTCCCTACCCAGTTAGCTTGAGATATGTATCTTGCATCTGGTGACTTATGATAGAATGTAAGAACAGGATTCCATAGTTCTACTTCATAGTCATCTTCCATCATACGGAAATGCCAGAACTCTCTATCTGTAATAAGCATGTCACGGAAACCTCTTTCTTCAAGCTCATCCATCTTGAATCTTTCTACATCAATCTTATGTTGATGTGAAGCCCACTGTTCTACCATAGATTTGTAGTCTTTCTTAAAGAACTGTTCTATCTCTGGTAATGACTTTAGATTCTGTGGGTTTAATTGTTGTTGTGCTTCTTCTGATTGTGGATCTAGACCTTGCTCCATTAATGCGGCAACAATTTTCATTTGAGCATCTGCCATTAATACTTCTTCTACAGCAGCTCTTTTTTGTTCCAACATCTCATTATATGAGAACTCATCTATTGCACGGTAAGTAAGTTTAGTGGATCTCTTTGCAAACTCTGCTACTAAAACATTAATAACATTAGGGATAATAGGGTAGAACTTTAATTCTAGTGCAGTAGCATCTTCTTTTGTAAGAGTTTCAATAATATCTACATACTCATTGTCTTCCTCTACAATGTAGTCTGTTCTGTCTATAATACCCTTTGCAAGCTTGTAGTTCTTCATTAACCTACGTGCATTCCTGCGTAGTTGCTTAAGTCCATTCCACTCTAGCCAGTCTAAGTTCCATGCTGCCCACTCTTCATCTTTATCTTTTTTTGGTATAAACTGAAGTGGCTGAGTAATACTACCCATCCTATTGTGTTGAACTTTTGCTCCCTTCTTGAGCTGTAAGGCGTTATATACCTGCATAGCTTTTATTTAAAATGTTTAAACGGTGAACGTTTATATTGTTGTCCATTAGCAAGTTTACCCTTTCCCATATGCCGGAAAGGGCTATTAGATAATTTAAACAAATTATCTGACTTTTGCAACTTTTTAGCTGCATCATCCATTATAGTTCTTTTTATATAACCTCTATTAGATTCTTGAATTTTCATAAATGCAACTAGTGCACAGAAAGAAACTAACCGGTCAACGTTGAGTCCTTCCACATACTCCTTCATTTCTTTGATGAGCATTGGATCTTTTATTCTCTCTATTCCATATATAGTTTTTAGTATGGAGCCATCCTCTGTTGTTATTACATCAAGTTCCTCCCGGATGTATTCTATAGCATAACTAATTAGATGTGACCTAAAGAGTGTACCAGTGTTCTTCCACCCATATTCTTGGAATACATTAGCATTAGCCTGAAGATCTTTAAGAAACATTATCTGAGTTCTTGGTACTAGATACTTTTGTTTCTTACGGGATATCATGTACTGAATAAAAAGAGATATGTTATTTTCTATTACAGTCCAGGCATTATACCATTCTATAATAAGTTCTAATCTCTCATGTGTTTTCTTTATATCATCAAACCTGCCACACCATGCTGCTACCATTTGACTTTGTTCTATAAAGTTCTCTGTTTCAACACCATTAACTTTAGTTACTTCAACCGGTGCTTTCATTACATATATAGAACACAGTGATTCTGAGGTAGTTGTCTTACCTTCAGATACGGGGTCAATAGATGCATAATACATTCCAAAGGTTGGATCCTTTACCGGTCTTTCCCATACTACAAGAGTTCCTGTTTTATCTTCAGTCTTTTTAGATATTGGGAATTCAGATATAGGAAGTTTGTTTGTTGCTTTTACTGCAGGTTTACCATTATCATCAGCATAGATATCTAAGAACTCATATGCATATTCTTTGTCTTCAATTCTCCTTTGTTGAGCACCAAGAAGATGTGGTGGAAATATAGATGCTTTTCTAT